AAACCAGTGTTTTGAGTTGGTTGTTGTAAATAGATTGATGCATCTTTTGATGCTGTTAAAAAAGTATACATTAAACAACCCTCCCTTTAATATCTTTTGTTGGAAATTTAACTTCAAATATTGATGGGTCTAATGATGGGTACACCATTTTACCTTTAGTTGCTTCAGTTATGTTATATGAATTTGGTGAATACTGTCCTAAACATTTATTTACAATTTCACATTTTGGTACTGATTGAACCCCCTCAATTCCTGCTATTAATAATTCCAATTCACTAAGATTAATTGCCATATTAAATGTCCAATTATCTATGTTAAAATAATTTGTAATTTCATCAATACATCTTACTAAAACTTCTCTTTTATTATATCCACTATAAGTTCTGATTTCAAAATCAACTCCAATGTTTATAATAAACCCATCCATTAAATTTACACCATCTGTCAACAAACGATATTCATTTAAATAAGTTTTAAGATTTTCTTTTAGTGCTTGGTTTGTTCCAATTTGTACTAAATTTTTATTAGAATCATATCCTAAAATATATAAGTTAATTGCAAATGGATTATTCTTTTCATTAGTATTATTTTTCTTTCCTACTAAAAATTTGTTAACCGCATCTTTAATTTCCATTTCACTCTTACCTTGTAAACTTGTTACGATACCTGTGAATTCACTTAGGGTATCTGGGTTAGCAAGTATAGATGATGGTGAGTTATTATCTAATTCCCCATCCGGTGCACAATATGCTTTAGCAATACCACCATACTTTGCAGGTAGTGATAGGGCTCTTACTTGATAATCCTTACGAGTTACTGCTCGGTTTTGAGAACCAAATGTGGCAAGGGCATTTTCTCTAATTTCATCAATAGTTTCCGCCCCTCTTGCTCCATTTGCTGCCGTTTCATTTTCAACTGCAATTGAACCCTTAGCAACTTTATATGCTGCTAATTGGTCTCCACTAAGTGAAATCGTATCTTCATCAAATGAAACATTTGTTATTCTATTTAATTCACCTTTTGGTGTATTTGCCGAAATTCCACCACCTACTAAGTACGAAACTGTAATAGTAGTGTTAGCGGGTGCTTGGCCATAACTTCTTGTTTTCAAAAAGTTCGCAGGGTCAAATGATGCACCTAAATTATCTATTGATGAATTTAATCCTAACCCCACATTTTTAAAGTTTGGTATAAGAGTTTCATCAGATGAGGTAGAATTGCCACCGCCAAACACAAGTGTTGTAGTGTTATCTGCGTTTACTTTTGTTACGAATCTACGAGAAGTTTTTACTAATTTTAAAACGTTTGCAACTGAATCTTTGAATTGTACTAAATCCTTATCAGTTTGATGTGATATTGGATAATCAACAAATACCATCTCTTGTGCAAGATATGGAACTTCATACCACTTATTTCCATTACTATCTCTTACATCATATATTTGAATTACATTTGTTTCTGCTAAATCTATTTTTGAAAATTCTTGTGCACTCCCAAATGTAATATCCACTGTCTTTAATTCCGCAGATATCGCGTTAACGTACTTTTTAACCAAATAAAAGGTTGGTTCGTTGTTTGTATCTTTTCTATATATTGTAATCTCTCTCTCATCATCAACACTAAAATCCAATAATTCAGTTGTTCTAAATAAAGTTCCCGTTGTATTTGCCTCTATTACCATTCCCTCTTTAATTCTAAGGAAATAATCTGAATCAGGTCTATTATTTACACCCAATCCGGTTGAGGGAACTAATTGATAAACTGATAATCTAACTAATGCAGGTGATGTTACTTTTGGTTTATATCCTAAATATTGTGCAAGTGCGATAACATTTTCTTTATCTTCTGCATATAACATTAAGGATTCTTTAAGAGTATCATCTATATAATAACCCAAAACATCCCCAATATACGATGCCATTTCTATGAACATCATACCTGGTGAGGTTTCATTAAAATCCGAATATGTTTGTGGGAAATAAGTTTTAGCATACTCAATTAAGTTTTGACGGAAACCGGCAAAATCTTTATTAAGATATTTTATATCTCTACCTTGATTACTTTTTCTTGTTATACTATTTAATGCCATTATTATTATCCCCTAACTGTAAAAGTTATTTCTTGTGTTTCAATTGTATTTCCGACCGTAAACTGAATTGTCATATGTGCTGTGTGGTTATCCTTCATAGCATCAGTCATTTCTACATCAATTTGTTCAATATTAATATATGGTAACCAATAACTGACAGTTTGAGTAATTACATCTTGTAATTGTGATTCAAACGTATCATCCATTGGTTCAAACAAAAGTGATTGTAACCCAGTACCAAACTCTGGTTGCATTACTCTCTCACCTTTTGCCGTTAATAGTAAATTTTTTAAATTTGCTTTTGCTTGTTCGAAAGATGTAAAGGCTTGTTCAAAATAACCAGTATTACCCTTTTTAATGGGTAAAGTTATGCCATACGCGTAAGAATCAAATTCTTGCGTATCCTTTACAATTTTACTACCAAGTACATAAGCCATATTATTTTTTAAACCTCTTAACTAATTCCGAATTATCTCTATTTAAAATTCTGTCTAATCCTGCTAATCCAGTCGTAACACCTAATCCACCTTTTTTAATTCCACTACCTCCCATATCACCATAACCCATCTTAGAAGCCATTTGACTTCTTATTGCTTCAATCCCACCTTGAGCACCCGCACCATATGATATTGTTTCATCGATATCAGGTTCAGCATCCATATAATTTGGAATGTGTGAATTTGAATAACCTTCATTTATTGGTTGTTCCACTTGATAATTATCTAAAATAGATGAACCACCTCCCACTTGTCCAGCACTTCGTTGTGCAGCAGTAAATGGTTTGGTTTGATTTAGTATTTCATTTATAGTTGAATTTCTACTTAATTGTTTTACCGGTTGAACTTGTCTTACTTCTTCTTTAATAGTAGGAGTAGTAGTTCTATCCTTTTCTAATAATAGAGTTGCCAATTCAAACGGGTCAACTTCTTCCAAAATATCCTTTTTAGGGGTTGGAGCAGGAGCTTCGTTCAATAACTTACTAACTTCCTCTTTAATCATTTTAGGAAGCTGTTTCTTAATTTCTTGTTCTACAACCAATTTAATTAGTTGTGCTAATTTTTTAGAATCCATTTTCAAAATATTTGTTAACTTAGTATAAATATATGTTTCTTATTTTTTGTCCACACAACTAGGAGGAATTACAAAACCAGAGATACTTGATACTCTTGGAGTTTTTACAAAACACCCACATCCATTTCTATTAAACCCGCCACCACCGGTATTTCCTTCGATAGTAGTTATCTTACCATCTTTTGATATTGCGGCCACGATTCCAATATGATGTTCTTTACCTTCTGGCCCATATAATGCAGCTGCACCTATTTTTGGAGTTTTAGTGTATGTGCCATTTTTTTTACCCCAACTAGCCCAATTCTTACATGATGCAGCACCAGGAGGTGTTTTTAACCCCGCAGACTTCCACCAAGCAGTTACCGCGGATGCACACCAGTAATATCCCTCACCTGTTGCTCTGACCTGTCCCTGATTATCTAATCCTGCTAATTGAACCATTATATCAATACGACCAGGTTTACCCAATGGAGTTTCGCCTCCTGCTTGGTTTCCACCATAATTCATTCCTGCCCCATTATTTGCCTTTGTACCAGTTTCCATTATACCAACATCCTTTTTAGCAAACTCAACCACTTTTAATCCGATAGGACATGATGTATCAGTATTACCATCAATTTTAACCGGAGTCGAATTTATAGGTTCATTTGATTCTACCGAACTAGCTTGTTTTGTATCAATTTCTTTTTGTGTTTTTTCAATATATTCTTTAGCACCTTCACGTTGTTCTTCTGTTGCATTAGGATGATTTAAAGTTGCAGTTGCCTTTTTAATTTCTTCTTTTTTTACTGCAACATCTTCATCTGATAATGAATAACCACCTTCTTCAGTTGGTGTATTCTGCTGTACATCTGCTACACTTATTGGAGGGGTAGGAGGAGTTCGACTTGCAGGTGGTATTGTATATCCAACAAATGGAACTGCACCCGGCCCTGGTGTTAATAAGGGTGGATATAACGAAGTTGTTAAATACATACCCTGAATAGTGGGCAAATGGGTTTGAATCGATGCAATCAATTGGTCTAAAAATACCGCGGAATCATCTGTTGGTTTTGCCATTTTGTTTAACTATAATATAATTTAAGTCCAGATTCATAATTACCCTTATACATAGTTGTTAATTTTTTTCGTTGAGGTCCACCTCTCTTACAACTAATATGTAACCAAATTGAGTTACCATGTTCAAAAATCATTTGGTCAAATGGTAAAGTTCCTGCTATCCATTTTGCTATTGGCATATAATCACTAGGGGCAACTCCTGTAAATTGTAAATCAACTGCCTCTCCCTTTTGATGTTGTGAAACTTTTCCACCGGGAAGTGATGGAGTACCTCTAAAAGCAGAGTTTACTCTCATATTTGGATATTTTGCCTTTATGGGTTCTAATATATTTTGAGCAACATTTTTTAAATTACAAACAATATCTTCCTCCGATAAACCTACTTGTGATTTAATTCGATGCGGAAATAGAGTTGCAATTGATAAATGTTTTAATTTATAATTTGGTGATAATTGTGCATTATAATCAACTCCCGTACCACATGAAGGATTTTTGCTTTCAACACTAGACGTTGCAACAGCCACTTCTTCGGGATTTTGTCTTTCGGAATAGTGTGAACCATCTGCACCTTTTAATTGCTCTTTTATACTATTTGTTTGTGGATTATTATCTTGTCCATCATCGTTTTCATCGGTCAAACTTTCAGTACCACTCTCAAAAACTATTTTTCTAGCACCTTCGACTGTATTATTATCATTCGGTACTTTTGCTAATAATTCTTCCGTAGTTGGTTCTCCGGGTTCATCATCGGGTGGTTCAATTGGAATTGGTTCTAAACTTTGTAAATCAGTTGGTTGCCACGTTCCGGGATTTGTAATCATACTACTAACCACTGCAATATTCACAACCGAACCGGGTGACGGAATTATCGGTGGGGGTACTGCAGACATCGTCGCACCTGTCCAATACGCAATGAAAGCAGGGCCCATATTTGTGATAATAGGATGCTCACCAGATGGTTGTTGAAACGCAGTTGCAAGAATACCATTTAAAGTTGCTTCCATTAATTCGGTATTACCCTTTGCAATAGTAATACCATTGACAGTTTCATACCCACGTTTAACCGCCATATCATATTCCGATGTAAGTTTTTTTGCAAAATCACCATAGGAACTAATTCCTGTTTGGTTTTGCATATAACTTAGCATATTTTGTTTGAATATTTCTAATGACATCTTATTCCGTATAATTTAAAGTTGATTTGAATTTTTCTAATCTACCTTTAATATCGTTAAATGCACCTCTATTTTCAGGCCCTGTTGCAGTAGGACCAGATGGTGTTTTAAATACTTGTGCATTAATTGCATCAATAAGTTCTTCTAGCAATCCTTGAAGAGTTTGACCTCTTACTAATGGTTCTGCATCACTTTCGGTGTTAAGATATATCTGACCCTTACCACCTAAGATGTATGTATTATTATCATTTGTAGTAACTCTAACATCGCCATTGAAATCTAAATCTGCACCTGCTTTACCATTATCGATTGACATTTTTCCATCTGATATAAATCCCCAATTTCCTTTTGAATAGAAAATCATTTCTTTGGATTTAGCAGATAAAATAATTCTTTCCGAATTTAGTAATAATTGGTCATTACCTTTCAATTCTGATGGGTATGATTCGAAATGTGATGGTTTGGTTTCAAAATTTGAAGAACCACCATCATCTATAATACCCGGTTGGAAATTTAATTTATAATCTCCAGATGTAATTGCAATAGTTGTACCATCTTTATTTACGTCCTCTTCGGTTAATTCACCTTTTTTAAGTTTACCAAGAGATTCACTATTTTGTCTATTTCTTAAAATAATAGTTGGTGCAAATTTTCGTTCTTCCCCCTCTCCATTATTATATCCACTAAAACGAATCGATTGCCCAAAACGAGATTGGATTAATTTATCACCTTCATATAATTTTAGGGGATTGACTTGTTGTTCTTTAAAATATTTACCAATTTCTGTTTTTCTATCATCAGTACCACTACCACCACTCGGAGTACCCGTTGCGTTTGCAGTACTATATTCAGTTGAACCCTCTTTTGCAGGAGGTTGTGTTTGTGGATATGTTTTAACATCTACATCCGTTCTAGCATTACCAATATTAATATTTCCGGTAATAGTTCGTTTGTAATGCAATCTACCCGCAACATCTATAAGTTGGACAGTTTCACCCACCAAAGGAATTCCTTCTTCGGGATTAAATGGTGGATATGCTTTATTTTTTTTGGTAGAGGCAGTTCCATCTCCCAATGGTCTTATCGCAGCAAATCCAATATTAGATGTATTCTTTTGTTCTACTTGACTAAAATCATATTTAAGTAGTAAATCGCTTTTATCATCTAATATAATATCTACAACAATACCAACCTGATTACCAGAACCATCTGAACCGGCAACTGAATTAGGATTAAACCCACTATTTGATATACCTAATCTACTATTGGCCATTATTTTTTAATTTTTTGTTTTATCTCTTCTACTTCGTTTGTCAATTCATCTACCTTCGCATCTTGTTCATCTTTTACTTCTAAAACAGTTATTTCGATTTCTCTTAATAATTGTTCTTTTTCAGCATCAGATAAAAACCCAACATCTCCTTCCGATTTTGAATTTGCACTAATTATTCTTTGTGCAATTGCTGCAAGTTTTATTAGAG